TTCAAGCTTTTAGCTTTTCCCATAATTCATAAAATTTTAAATTAAAAATCAACTGTTTTCATTTCAAAGTTTAATATAATACCGTAAGCGTCTATATCGTCTAGCCACTCTTCGGCCGTTCCGGTCAAAGCACAATCCCTGACTTCGAACTGTTCATATCGCCGGCGTTTTTCTTCAAGAGCATAGCGGATGCTATTCCCTATTTCGACGGCTTCCCCGTATTCCTTAGCAACAACTTCCACGCTTACCCCTACACTGTCCTCGTTATTTCCATCCTTAGTATAGTCGGGGGCAGTACCATCGTTGCGAAAAACAATAAACGGGTATTTAGGAGCACCCACCGGAATAACCAGCGGATATACTCTATTGCCAACCTTTTCAGAAATACCTTCATCTTTCAAAAGCACTTCTTTTATATGTATCCCTATTAATAAACTCATAATCGCGACTTCTTTATATTACCTTCATTCATGTGTTTTAGGTTACTTTCCGTAGCCAGCCTCAACAATTAACTTCTCAACCCTCTTTCCCAAAGTATCAGCAGCCTGCTTCATTGCACCATCCGCCACGCTGAAAAATCCCTTTCCTGATAAAGCACCTCTATTGGCGGTTTTACCGTTTTTACTCTTAGTTCTGGTAAATGCAGTTCGCTTCATTGTACCCTGATTGATAAAACGAAGAATGAAAGCCCGGTCTCTCCCCTGATAGTTTTCTATGTCCTGTGTCCGCTTGCTTCGTTTGCGATTTCGAGTAATGCCACTTGCCCCGCCTCTTGGTTTACTGTATTTCGTTACCCTACCCGTACTTCTCTGATTCAACAATGACACACTACCACCTACCGCTTTTCGGCCATACACAGAAAGCTTAACGCCCAAATAGGCCTTTCTGGGGTCGCTCCTCATCGCTCCCTTTGCCGCATTTTGGACGGTCTTTTGAACCGGACGTAACACCTCACGCACTTCTTTCCGTATCTGTTTCCTCTCTATGATTTCATCATAACGTAACCGTTTCAACATGCCTAATGAACCGGTCGCATCAAGTTCTATAAGGGAGTTTCTTACTCTATATCCCGACATTGCGGCGTTTTTATAATATCCCATATCCGTTTTTATTTAGAGAATAACAGTTCACCGCGGCCCGCTCTCTTTCCCCAGTTGTTGGCCGCTATCACAATTTGCTCGCCGGTAACCACTGCGCGCCCGTTACCGCCGCCAAGATTACCGGAATGAATGGAATCATACAGCTTTTTCTGGTCTGCCTGGTTAATGAACATTTCACCACTGCTGACACGGGCAGTGATACCGTCCTGATAGTTGGTTCCGCCTACAATACCACCTTCAGCGAAGTTGCCTATGGAGCTAATGCTAGACATAGCGCTTGTGAGGGCGGCTATCGTACTAGCGATAGCTGCCAAGTTTTCAGGAAACGGTAAGGTCGCCTGTTCCGCGATAGCAGCGGCGCTTTTAGCACTTGTTAGAGCCTGTATCACTTGAATCATTTGCGCTACGGCCGACATCGAATTCCCTATATATGACAGCCAATCATTACCGGTAGAAGATAGAGCACCCCCAATCTGACCGATAATGCCAGTTATCGCACCCAAATCATCCCCTTTGTCTACTGCCAAACCTATTTTGTTAGCATATTCTTCCCACATTGCAATTTGTGATTGAATATAGCCGGCTTCCTCTTCGTTGGCGTATTTAAGCATATCCTTGTAAGATGTTATCTTTTGTTGAATCGTATCGTACATGTCTATACGGTCGCGCAGCCCCTCGAGTGCAGGGTCTTCCACTTCTTCCGGCCCTTCGTTCATTCCACCTTCGATAAGTTCCTGAACGGGCTGCATTAAAATGGGAAGTTTCTTATCACCCTGGATAGCCTTGAATATCTCATCATCCAATTGCGTTTCCGCTGTTTTTTGAATGTACGCATTCAGCACCAGTTCTCCCGTCCATTGCTCTTTTGCATCTACCCCGCTTAATTTATTATTGCTGGCATTACTAAGACCAGATATCGTATTTTGTTTTTCAAGCGACCTTTTAAAAAATTCACCACCCTTTTGTTGCATTTCCAATAAATATTGATAGTCATTTATCATCTGCAATCGGGCTTTATCATTATCATTTTTTAAGATGTTCTGTTTCTCGAGTTCTTTATTTGCTGCTTTTAAATCCTCTATTTGTTTAACTATATTTTTATCTTCTACGGGTTGAGATGTTCCAGAGAAGACCCCACCACCTATTTTATAATATTTGTATCGTTTTTCTTCTAAAGAATCTAATTTTTCTTTATAGGCTAAAAAATCCTGCTGTTCTTTACGAGTAGAGAAATCATTATTTGTTATTGATATATATTTGTTTATATCTGAAATATTAAAGTCATTTCTTCCAAAGCGAGAATTCAAGCTCTTAATCAACAAATCAGCCGTTCCTGCCGCCGTATCATTCACATCCCTTTGAAAATTTTCAATAAGAGATTGCATTTCATTAAACGCGGATGTTCGTTCACTTTTAGACTTAGTTTGGTCGTCAACAATGCCTTCCAATCTTGCAAATTCACTCTCGAATACCCTAGTATTAAAACCCATAGATAATTTCGCATCATTAAAACTATCTCGTAAGGCTGATAATTCATACATATCGCTAAGCACACCGCTAATACCTTTTCTAAAAACATCCCAATTCCCATTAGATAATGACTGAAAAAAAGCGTCTACAGTCCCTTTACAAGCATTCATCGTATTGTCAAAAGCATCGCCTGTTATCTGGGACGAATGCATTACCTTATCAAAAGCCTGTTGCGCTCCAACAGCTAAGCCTATACTCGAAGCTATTTTACCAATGGTTCCAATAACATTTTTCCCAACATTATCCAATGTCATATTCTTCTCTACATACTTATCAAGGCTTTTCTGCGCTTTCTCCAAACCACCGCTATACTGAGCGGAATCCATTATCAAACGGGTAATTATATTCATAGACTTGTTTTTAATGTAAAAAGGGGCGCAATGTCACCACTCCGCCCCCTCTGGAAACCATAATTATAAACTTAAAACAACAATAGACATTATGCTCCTGTGGTTTTATACAATGCAAATGCTTCTTTCCTAAGAGTTGTAATACTCCAGTCGGCATTCATTGTAATAACGATTACATCGTTCTTGGCCTGCGTGTACGGGTCGAATATCATGCGCACCTCTCCATGCTGATTTGTCGGCAGATAACCGAAACATCCAGCGGCTACATATTCAACATCGGCTTTTTCCTTACTGGAACCGTAGTTGATGTACTCGGTACAGAATACAGGATAACCGGCAATAGCGCCATTCTCGATTATCATTCTACCGCTACCGGCATCAACCGGGGTAGCCTCTAAAGCAGCTTTCATCGCTTCGCTCATAATGTAGCAGAACCCAATCATTTCCACACCCGTAGATGCAATTTTACCTTTCATCTCAAGCAATTCCTTGTAGGTAGGAGTTGCACCGGCAAATGCACCTGAAGCTTTTGCACTGGCAAACGGCCCGTGAAGGTCGCTTGTAAAATTCTGATGGGAGAAGATTACACGGTTTAATGTTCTGTTCAAACCGGCTCTGATTTGAGACTGAACCAAAGAAACTAGATCAGTATATGAATCGTTGATAGCCTGGTTGGATATTTTTATAGAGATACCCAAACGGACATGTTTCGCATTGATTTTACTTAGGTCGATGTCCTGGTCGGTCAACGCTTCTGTTTCACCTTTGATTTCCGCCTCAACAGAACCAAGTACAGGCCATTGTATATCACCGGTTACACCCGTTTGTACAGGGATTCCCACCTTATCAAAAATCAAACCCATTTCCAGCGGCGGAAGCACGTCTTTTATCGTCAACGGAATCATACCGCCGCCGACAATGGCTGCCGTATCCAAACCGGTGAATTCACGCTGCAAAATACATTCACTACTGGAACGCTTGCCCTTAACTTCCTGCAAGAATTCACGGAACATCGCGTTCTTGCTCTTGTTTTCTACAAAGCCGTTTTTGCTAGCAAACAACAAATCATTGTTCATGGCAATATCTCTAGACGCCTGTTCAAATTCCCGTTCAAGAGACTTATATTTGGCTTCCTCTTCCGGAGTGAAATCCCGCTTTTCGGCAGAAGCCTTATCGATAATCTCGTTCATCTTGACGCTTAATCCCTCTCTCTTGTTGATTAAACCACCTCTTTCCGTGATTAAATCCTGTACAGTCTTCTTTTCTGTTTTCATAAAATAAAGTTTATTAATGTAATATGTATTTCCTTTGCAGGCATTTCAATTCCCTTTTTCTGAAAGAAGCAGGTAACGGTCTGTCTACTTCGTTCTTATGGAGTTTCACGCCGGCGGCCTCAACTTCGCGGGCTGTAACGCTTGTTTCCGTATATGCAGGGTCGCTTGCAATTGTCATTTCAAACACCCTATCAATACGTTCGACGTGACGGGTCAGAATGTCTTCATCATCGGTAGTGTATCGAACGCTACTCCGTTCATCGCTCCAAAAAGTAAATGAACTGCCGGCCAAGTCTCCACGCTTCACAAGCTCCAGCGCATTGTTCCCGTCCGCCGTATCAGGCGCTTCAAATTCATACTTAACACCAATCTCATCTACGGACAACTTCAATGTTCCCTTGCCCTTATTGCTACGGGCTAACAACTTTTCCCGGTTATGCCACATCGTCATTTTAATATCCATCTCACGAAGCTGGTCCTCCGTAATTGCTCCCGGCTCTATCACCTCGTAATAGTTTTCCCAATAGTCGGCCAGCAAACGACTGCGCACGCCGAAAACAATTGCATAACCTTCGATTGTGCGTCTGTTACCACCTTCTTCGACCTCTTCCCGCAAACGTGGCTGGAAACGGTCTCCTACGTAGCTTCGAACCTCTCTTTTAACTTCTTCTGTTTCTTTCATATTGTCTTTTTCGTATTAGTCTGTCTTACCAGTCTTTTAAAAAGAACCTTTTCATAATACTTTCCTACAATGGAAATAGGTTACTCATTATTCTTCCTCTACACCGCTGCCTTCATCTATCCGGGTTGCTATAATCACCATGCTTCCATCCGTCCGGCTTCCGTTCAGGCTTTCTACTTCATACATTTTCCCATCCCATCTTAACCGGCAACGGTCAGACATTATACTATTATACCTCATCGTTACCCCTATCTCATTATTCATCCATGATTCACCGGCAGTCAGCATTAGAGAACCCTTTCTGTAGTCAACCTTAGCCCATACGGTTTTTACATCCACATACGCTATTGTCTGTTCTCCGAACATCTCTCCGCGTTCCAACACAGGAGCCAATATGGTTACACGGTCTTTCAAACTTCCGGCTGTCAACATACATTTTCTCCCCTATTTGATAATTTTCTATACGGTTTTGTATACACTTCAATGGAAAACGGAACGGGATTTTGTGCCACGGCGGCGACCGGCTCCCGGTTTCTGTAGTTATGAGCCGCCAGAATAAGGATTGCCAGCTTCAACCTTTTCGGAAAATATTCCTTTCCTATCTCCGTATCTTCTGCCGGTTTTCCTTCCTGCTCCTCATATCCGATCGCATTTAATTCGTCCAACGTTCTTTCCGTGCCATGAATGATTGCATCTTCGGCGGCAACGCCATATAAAGAGATTATATCATCCTCATCTTCAAAATCAACCCGCATCTGTTTTTTCAACTCATCCAATGTTACAACTTTTAATTTTTCCATACTCTATCCGGTTTATACGTTCTCTTCTTTTTTATCAGATGGGGCACTACCCGTGCTTCCGCTTAGTTTCTCGCTGCCAAGAGGCGCAAGATTTACACTCAGATATACTTCATCCCCTTTATCTACCGGGGCGTTATCATTCTCCCTGCGTATATCATTCACAGTAGACTGCCCGTTGTCCAATCTTGCCTTATCCCATTTAGCCTTACTATCCAAATCAAGCGCGTAAAGGCTGCTAAGATTGAATCTGAATTTATAATCCATCCATGTGTTACGGGGAATAAGTTTTGATGCAAATTCGCGCTCTATTTCCGTTACAATCGGTTGCAAAGCCTCGGCATAGAAAGCAATATTGCTTACTTCCACACTCTTGTAATTGGCATTGCTATCATCCATTAATTTAGAAGGCGGAACATTGAAAAAGCGGGCTATTTCCCGTAGTGTAAACTTGCGGCTTTCAAGGAACTGCATATCCGCAGAACTCATGCTTATAGGGGTTAACGTCCCGTCTCCCTTAACGAGTATAACATCGGCTCCGGAGTTCAAATCTTCCTGTATATCCTGGCTAAGCCCCTGTAATTGTTTATCCTGGTACTCGCCGAAACCTCTTGTTAGCTTGTTATTCTGCAATATAGCCTTTATCCGGCCGCCTGTAGCAAACCGTTTCAAGGTTTCATTATCAGCTGTAGCCGCAATTCCCAATGTCAGCGCCGCATAATGGATAGTACTCAACCCTTCATAGCCGCCATCACGACATACATTCTTCAGGTGAATCACATCATCTGCGCTATATACACCCGAAATTCCGTTTATCATGTCCGATATTGTATACTTGTTAGAATACACATCGTATGCCACGCACCCCGGAGCACATAAATACATACCAATCGGGCTATATCTATTGTCGCGTTTGATAACCACATAGGCATTTCCGCGCAACAGAATCATTGATACCATATTTTTAAAAAATACAAAACTATTCATACGCTCATTGGGACGCATGGATAACATGTAATTCATCAATGCACCATCTCCGGTATCATATAACTTAAAATACCCTTTTGCATAGTCCTTTCTCTTGTATTCCAAAGTCAACGAAGCGGCAGCGCTTGATATAAGGTTTACAGCACGGTATACAGCCGCAATTTTCATTGCCGTTTCCGAATTGTTAACCCATACTACATTTTGCTTGTAATCCCCCTTGTTTACAGACTTATCCGAACCGATAACACCGCTACTTACTTCACGTTTAAACCAATTTATTATGCTCATTATTACTGCCTTTTATAATACCGGCAGAGATGTGTTTTAGGCTACCTACCACTCATAATTATTATACAACCAAAAGGTCATTAGACTTGCAACAGCTGCATCTATCTTCAAATTATCCTTCCTCTTCAACGGCTTTTTATTGCACATTTTATCCTCATCCAAATAACAGTTTCCGAAACAATATGGTAATATCGGATTGTTAGCCAGTGCAACACCGGCCGGATTACGCTTTGCCGCCATTTCAAAGGTTTCGACGGGTGACGTGAAAGCACCGTAAGTTTGTGGAACCGCACGCAATATTCTATCCGGATTTGCACCGGTAGATGAAATTGCGGCCGCCAACGAGTTCACAATCTCCTTTATCTTATATGCGTCATACCCGATTTGCAGGATTGTTAGCTTACTATTTCTCTGTAATATATCCTCTACAATCATCCTATCATCTATCACGGCACCCGGACACACCTTCATAAAACCCGCCTTAACCCAATATTTATAAAGTTCCTTATTCGCATGGGTTTCCAATGTTAACTGAGGAATATAACAGTCAAGCCACAAATAAAACTTACGTTGTGCACGTGAATAGATATTATATACAACCACAGAGAAGTCATCGCTTACGGATAAGTCCATGGCCGCCATAGCTTCCGGTCTTCCTTCTATGTCGTCTATGTTGAAATCTACAGTTAAAGACCGACATAACCGCTGCGGCATCCAATCCTTTACACCACCCGAAACAAAGATATTAAGTAACTTGGTTTTAAATTCCATCATAGCCTCAGCATCATGCTGCGCTTTATCCCATCGTTCACGATAATAGCTTTCCTGCACGGTTATCCCTATGTGCGGGTTGCACTTATGCCATACTTCCGGCTTCCCCATTTCCTCGTCCGTCATTTCCCAAGCATCAGGCATGAATATAGAAGCAAACTGCCTATCATTTTCATAATCACCTTCGAGCACCCGCTTGGCATTCTCCAGCTCTATTGAGAACGGACCGTCTTCCACGCGACTTGCTGTAGTAATAATAACCGTTAACGGCTCCCGCCTTATACCCATTGAAGAGGTTAACACCTGCAACAGCTCCGCGCCATCAGAATGACCGCGCACATATTTGGCCTGCGCGTACTCATCGAAAATAACAAGAGAGGCATTAAGACCATCCTTAGTATCTCCGCCACCGGTCAGACATTCTACAAAACTTTCCTTTTCAAACTCATTCTTTTTCCAATGAAGCATTTCGCGTTTTGACTTGAAGTATTTCCCCTTCGGATCAAGTTGCCGTATTATCTTGCTTATCTCCTTGAAGCATATTTCCGCCTGCTTGTACGAATTCGCAGCCGTATAAGCCTGTGCGTTCACATCACCGAACAACAATTCATTAACCGCAAGAGATGCAGTACTGGTGGTTTTGGAAAATTTGCGAGGAACAAACAGTATAGCTTCTCTCACTAAACGCCTCAACTCGTATCTTCTGCCGTTTTCTATTTTTTTTGATATTCCAATCTCTTCGTCTTCCATACCCGTAGCATCCCCTACATCTTCCCACTTATAAAAACCCAACATAGAGGCAAACTGAAAATACTGAATAGGCGTGAGCTTGTAGCATCGCCGGCCATCCATTCCGGAGAACTTCAAACTTTCATACAGCTTGGCAAAGCGTCTTACTTTAGAAGCGCGGAATACATACCTATTCATCAGGCGGAAAAACTTCAAAACGGCCAATATCTCGTAAAGGTTATGTTTCTCCGGATTATCTCGTACGCCGGATATATACGACAAAAGGCGGACGTCTATAGTATCAAGCTGATACCGTTCAACGTCCACCCGTCGCAGATTTTCAATTTGTATATCCTTGTATTCCCGCGTAGCTACATCCATGAATCAATCCCTATATCTCCTCGTCTTACTCTTCCTCTTCTTTCAACTTATCCATTAACTCCCGTAACGCGTCCTCTTCTTTTTCCGCCCCGCCTTCATCCTCATTGTTCGGAAGCTCCTTATTCATCTTTAAAGACCGCAAATCTTTCCGGACCCTATCCGCAAACTTTGCCATCAGATTATAAATCGGGTTTTCCCTTATCCTCTCTTCCTTTTCCCTGGTTATCTCTACTATCGTCGGCTTCTGTTCTTCATCTAACACCATGTTTCTTATTTTTCTAAAGACCAGCAAATCGGAAGCCAGCAGTTCTATTTGATAGCTCATTTCCGGACTGTACTTCCCCTGCTTCATCAACACCCGCCTTACATGCGTTTTGATATTATCTATCAATTTCTCGTTTTCTTCCTTTTTCCTCTTCATAATGTTAAACTTTTTAATACTACCTACAAATTCATTTACCCGCCCATTTTTTGGAACCTCATTTTTTCCGGAGCTTTACCCCCACGGCAAAATTTCCAGAACAAAAATTTTTCTCAGGATAGGGGCAGTGGATTTGAGTTAATAACGGCAAATAAAAAAACACTCCCCCCCCTCTCTTCACAAGAAGCGAGACTTAAACCTCTCGTTCTTCCTATCCGTGTTACGTCTCACTTCCTCTCTACTATGCGACTTCATCGCCTTATGCGCTTCCATATGGCAGGAATGACATAAGGCTCTTAAGTTATCATACGAGAACATCAATCGTTTCATCTCATCCAAACTAAGCGCGCTTTCAACAGGGATAACATGATGTACTTCTGTTGCCGGCTCTATGATTTCATTCTCGTAGCAATCTTCACACAGCGGATTGTTTTTCATTTTATCGATTCTCAGCTCCTTCCATTGCTTTGACTGTATCATTTTTGTATAATTTCTATCCTTGCTCATACTTACTTATCGTTTGGCTTTTCTTCTTTTTAGGGACATTACCGTATTCTATTCCAATGTATTCTACAGCCTTATCTTCCGAACAGAACCGCTCTTCTCCCAAATTTAACAGTTCATCTATTATCCTTACCAAGCTATCCTCTCCTATATTACGGCCGATACGCTCAAATCTATCCCTCATTTCCGGGAATAACTTCTTTATTACCTCTTCGACCGCCCCCTCATTACTCACCGATATACGGGTTTCATCGCCCGATATTCGTAGCCTCTTACATACATGTCCCTTCTTTCCTACCTCACTGAAGATATTGATGCTGTCAGTCAATCTTAGTTCACGATTGCCGCCCGGCTTGGTTGTTATTACCCTGCTCTTCTTATTCTCCCAGCCTGCGAACATCTTTACAAACTCCCGTAATTCCTCACTCGCTTCATCACTATCACTTTCTCCGTCCGCCACCTTCAGGAATGCAGACAAAACATATTGTATCAATTCGTACCGGCTCCCGAACTTGCCACGCTTCACTATTTTATCTATCCTATCAGCCGTTTGCGGTGACACCTTCGACTGAATGCTTATAAACTTCAAATGCTCTCTACTCTTACTCATTCCTAACCTTTCATTTGACTACTTCCCTTATCTGAACATGACCTTTCTTCTCACACTCTCTCAATAACTCAAACTCTTCATCATTTAAAGCTACTGTAGATTCACGGTTAATTGTCATTCCGCTTACTTTGAATCTTGCACTAATACGCTGGATTATACTCGGATTCCTGGTATACCAGCAAAACCTAACTCTCATACACGAATCACATTGTAAGCTTTGACATCATTAAACCATTTCCCTTTACTTTCCCGAGCCTCTACTGTAAGCCTTACCTGCACGTGCTCACCCACCTGCAAGGGCTGTTCTATCGGACTATCAAAGCTAATCATACAGAACTTCATATACTTGTGATATTTATCCGTATCCTGAATTATATATTCTCTTTTCTCAAACGACTTACCGCTATTCGTCACTCCGTTAACGGTTGGCAATTCCGCTGTTATTATGCCATCAATCTCACATCTCATAATCTTTCTTTTTTAAGTTATTAAATAAACTGTCCTTTAAGTCGTACCGACTGCCCTACGGACAGTATAGGACAAGTTGCCGTAAATTGTTAATTTCTTATCTTTTTATTTTTAAACATTTGATTTACAACAATTTACAAATGCACCATAAGGTGCGTTTTGTGTTTTATATAAATCACTGATATTCAATATATTATCTTTTTCTCTTCAAAGGCGTAATATGCCCTATCTGGAAATATGCAAGAAGTTTATCTTTGAATTCGCGTTCCATATCGCTTACTTCCTCGATATATTTTTCCTTTTCCTTGTGCCAATTGTTGGCAAAGGTTCGCATGGTTTCCCACTGTTTTTTTGTCAGTTTTCCGGCCGCATACATCTTCTTGTATCTCTCCTTATAGCGGGATACACCAATGCTATTGATTTCACGCGCTTTTTCCAGTTGTGAAATCTTCACTCCTTTTACAGCCGACAGTTCACGGGCAAAACGTAGTTCACTCCAATCCTTATAAAATATCCGGCCAATCTTCCCTAAAAACAGATTATCCATCAATTCCAATAACGGTACATTCTGATGTCTGTACACTGTTTCTATACGAAGAATATTGCTTCCCACATTCCGCCCTTTTTCCCCGGCCTCAAAGGTCTTATCGTATATCTTCATAACCTTACGGAAGTATTTGCTCTTCTCGGTTGTTTTCTGACGCATGGCCGGGAAATTAGCATCGTTCCACAACACGCGATCTGCAATATCTTCTACCATACGTATATACTCATCAGCAGAATGTGACAGCCTCATCGTAAGGCCTATTTCGTAATAGGTGACTATAGCATCCTCTGTCTTTACACACAACTTCATTAAAAGCTCTTTTATCGTTCTTACAGCAATGGCAAATGTCATAGGTCTACTATTATCCAATTTTCCTGTCTTACCCTTACTGTAGAGCTTATTTATAGAGCACTTGCATTTCAGTCTATCACCTCGTACTTCAATGAAACAACCGTCGAAATTAGCGTAAGCCGTGGATTTATAATACACTTCATCACCTTCAGCACATTGTTCAAGATAATTCCGCAACACAATGGTTTCCGTGTCTTCTATATCAATCCGGGCTTTTATGATGATTTTGTCAAACATCCTATTTTTAATCCTCTTTCTTTTAACATGCGGTTTATTTCCTTTTTATAATGCTCAATCAACGCCTCGTATTCAAAATCACTGTATTTACGAATGTCGTTTTTTGAAGCCTCTAAAAGAATGGTTTGTTGCTCGCCATACTTTCTAATCAATCCTTGCCTGTAACCCGACATATTGCCCTCATCAAAGCGATTACAGTCTCTACATTGGGCATTACAATTCACTTCCGAAAATCGGGTAGACATGTGCGACCGATTTATATAATGACCGCAATCTGCTTTAGTTATCGGATATATATTCCCACAACTGATGCATTTAAATAGGGTGGTTCCCGGAAGCATATCACGCAAACGGATATATTGACTAAACACTTTGTCCAATTTAGATTTTAAAGAGTTTTTCTTGGGCTTTATTTTGCTATTTCTCCACATCATTCTTATTTACTTTTCAAACATCATTTCCTTACTATAAATCTTTGCCGCTGAATATTCCAATAGACAGCCTCGGCTCTTTTCCCAACCACGAATGAAGCATACAGCATCACATTCAAGCAATGCCATTATATCTTTCCCCATGTAGTAGGAATAAGGCATATTCTTTTCCGGACATACATCAAATGGAGTAATCACATTATGCCCTCTTTTTGACATTTCAGTCTTTACCGCTTGCGCTTTCTTTCTGGCCTCAACTATGGGTTGACCGGTTATCGGAAGGCTTATGTATATTTTCTTTTTACTCATATATTTCTACTAACTAATTCACACCATCTATCTTTCCATATTTTAATCTCCTTTCTCTTTAATCCGTTCCAGTACATCCTTGTTGGCTTCGAGTATCTCATCGAAAGAGTAAGCATATAAAACATTATATATCAGCATATAACATATCCTTTGAATATACTACAAAATATGTCCTTTTTCTATTCTAGCTTTTTTTCTTTGTTTGCTGACTTTTAGGACAATCCTTAAAGTCAATACGGAAGGTTACCGGAACATAATAATTTTCTTTATGAAAAAAATGATACACCACATCAAATGGTTTTTATACCAAGATGCAGCAAATGACTATTTTTTTTCCAAAATGGTCATAAGTTTACTTGGTTAACAATGATTGAGGTTGTGTCAAAATGCTGGCACAACCTTAAATTTATCATGCATCCATCAAATCAAACAACGTGGGCGCGCTCACTTCCATTTCTGCTTCATACAAGTATGAAAGGCTGTCTTTCCAGTAATCGTAATTCAGTTCAGTAGATAATCCTTTACGTCCTAAATTAACAGCACAATAAGGAACGGTTCCGATACCACCGAATGGGTCGAATACCAGTTCACCCTTATTTGAATACCGTTCAATCAGTCTTTCAACAATATCCAGCTGAAGTGGGCAGATGTGGTTCTGCCGTTTCTTCTGCGACTGTCTCGTATTGAGTGTGCGCATTCGGGTTACATCATCCCATATCCAGGGCTTCTTGCTTACCGGGTCAACAGCCATGAACGTTTTAGGCAGCTTTCCGTAGGCTTCCAATTCCTCAGCGAATGATACATGTTCCTCGTAGTTATATATATGCTCGCGTTCATAATTCCTGAACAAATGGCGTATTTTATCAATACCGGCACCTTTCATATCCTCGTAACTCAACAGAGAGTTACCAGAAGATTTCCAGCTTGCATGAGCATCTATCTGCCAACGGGCAAGCGAGTATTCACTCTTGTTTTTTACCACCGGAAAATCAGCATAGGCTCGTGAAGTATCAGAAGGCAGCTTGCGGAAAAGAAGAACATATTCCGGGCAACCGATACCCATCTTTGAACCGTCCTTACACATTTCAGTATAGCCAAGTCGGTAAGTCTGGTTATTCTCCCTCACTACATCCGTATCCACTGTTATACGCCCCATGTAGCGGAACCCGTGTTTCATGTAGTGGAATACAGTCATTTCACTGAACGGGTCAATAGTGGGCATACCGTCACCTGTGGCGTTGCCAAACAGTACGCGGTCTTTCACATGGATACAAGCCAACCGGCCAGGCTTCAATATACGCATCAATTCAGGAGTAAGGTAATCCATCTGCTCAAAGAACTTGCTATTGTCCTCATTATGCCCGAAGTCATTATAGGTCGGAGTGTACTCATAGTGGTTGGAGAACGGGATGCTGGTTACAATCAGGTCTACTGAATTATTTTCCATTTTCTGACATTCAAGAACATTGTCGTTATTTATGGCCCTCCAAAGTTTACCGGCTTTCTCTTCCCGACTGGCGAACATCCACCGCATCATTTTTTCCTCTGCCTGCAAACCGAACAAACCGTTCTCGCGGACTATATCGGTCATCTTGGCTACCATTTGGCGGTGTTGCGCCCACTTCTGCATGAAGCTCTTGTATATCTCTCCCTCGCTTTCCGCATAGACCAGATAAAGGTCAACCGGATGCTGCTGCATAAACCGGTAGATACGGGCTATTGCCTGGAACTTGTCATTGAAACGGTAGTCGATGAACATGATTGCCTTGTGGCAGTGGTACTGGAAGTTCAAACCCTCACCAAGCATTTCAGGTTTGGCGGCCAGATATTTCAGACGGCCGTCTTTGAAATCCGCTATCACCTTGTCCGCTTCATCATCATCCTGTGAACCATATACAGCCTTACATCCGGGGATGGCGTCACATAATGCCTTCCGTTCATTTTCCAAGTCATGCCATAAAAGGAAATGGTCGTCCTTGTTTTCAGGACGGTTAATGATTTCCACCACACGGGCAATCTTTTCCTGCATGTTGTCCCGGCGTTCTTTCGCTGCGTCGGCAAGACCGAGAGCAGCCTCACGAAACATCTTCACTTGTCCGTCACGGTCGGCTCCGGCAGTGGAGTTATCCACACTAACCACTTCCTCATGTACACGCAGTTCAGGCAGTTCATATCCTATATCGGGATAACCGAGGTCGGACGGTTTAGTGAGGAACAACGCCCATGTACTTACCCAAAGCCAGAACTCCTTTTCCTTATGCGGGTAAAGAGTGAGATTATTCGCCTTCGTGCTGTCACGCTGAAAAAAACGGGTAAGCACCTGCCCTGTATCCATCACACCGAGATAACCGGCATAATGTATCAATTCCTTGTATCTATTAGGTGATGGTGTGGCAGTAGCGACAAACCTGTACGGTACTCCTGCAAACAAGGGAAGAAACTCCTGATAGGTCTTAGTACCAAAACCACGCAGTACACTCGCTTCATCTAATGATGTTACGGTGAAATAGGAAGGTTCTATTCTTACCCCCTCTTCACCGTCACGCACACGTTCGTAGTTTGTGACCATGATGTCAGTCGGGCATATCATCACATCAGCCATAGTTCGTACATAGGTCACTTTCATGTGCAGATGTTGTTCCGCTTGTGTAAGGAACTCAACTACTACACGCTTGGGACATACTATCAGCCCTTTGCCACCTTTGTGTTTCAGAACTACCCGAAGTATCTCCAACTGAGTAACGGTTTTCTGCATACCGAAACTGGAGAATATGGCACGGCAACCGCCGGACACCGCCCAGCGGACTGTATCTTTCACATGGGGATATAACGACGGGGTTAATTCATCCGGATTGACCTCGAACCCGGTCTGATGACTGATGGCCATCTTGTCTTTTAAAAATTCTATATATTCTTTCATCATAATATTTCTTTGTTCAGAACCACTCTTCATCCACTCCGACCTCTACCGAAAGCCAGTCCATGAGGAGGGTTATAAGGTTATAAATAGGTTTCATTAATTTAATCTTATTTGCTCCCGGATAGGCGGTCAAGCCACACCGGGATAGTTAACTGTTAGCTGAAATTAAATCACTTAACCCGAACCTTTCACGGGACTTCTACGCGAGTAGAGGGCGTTTGGTTAATAATAAGCAGTAGTGGCTGTGCAGATTACGATACCTGCTTTCCGGAAACAACCTAAACGAAAAGTAACCATTACACCGGAGTTTTTCTATAAACTAACAGCCGCCCCCTATCCTCACGGACCAGAGAATTCAATCATCTTGTTTCATCCGTTTCGGCATCCAGCTTATACGGGTAAACATCTATTATATTGGTTTCCTTCACTTCCATTACTTCGTAATTGGAAAAGCGTGCCCTTCATTCTCTCATGCAGCATCTTTTCAGCGCTGGCTGTATCAGAACTTTGTACAAGCATGTAAGAATAAGACTTACGTTCCTTTCCCGACTTTTCATCCAACGTGACAAACGCCACTTTGATTTTATACCATCTATCATCCTTATCTGCTTCGGAGCTGAACAATTCGGATATGTTTTCCCGTTTTAAATCAGTCACGGTAAATTCACCGGAAATAAACGGCGTTACTTCATCAATGATACGTGCTTCCGCTTCCGTAAAGCTAAGTGCGTCTACCAGATAATTCTCGGAGACACGTTTATTCATGCCGTTTTCTTCTGTTTTTTCATAACGGATTTTTGCTCTAAACCAAATCTTACTCATAATCATATGTTTTTGAGGTTATAAATTATTGTCATCAAACTTTATCCTCTTACCGGCACTTAATGACACTGCGATAATCAAAGAGAGAACGATTATTACCCATGCACTCCGTATGTCTCTGCCGGAAGCATCGATATTAGCACCAAGCCAAAAACCATATATTAATCCTATGGTAGTAGCTACAATCTGCAATTTTCTTAATGTTTTCATATCTCGTTTTAAAAAGGTTTTATATTCCCGTCGGGTATCCAGTTTACCACAACAGAGGCTTTTACTTTACCAGTTCCGCCGCATTTCGGGCAAGGTATCTTTATCCGCTCATGGATGATTTCCGGATTCCATAGCCAGCCATTGCCATGACAATATCCGCAATCATAACCGGTAAACCCACCGATCACTTCCTGTCCGGTTCCGAAATCCGGAGCGGTTACCAGAACGCTATTACATTGCTTACTCATGGCTAATGGTTTTATAGAATTAATCAATCTCTATAATCTCAAATTTTCCTTTTTTGATATATATCTTATGGTTGTGGTAATCTTTGACTATTGCGTAATCAGATTCCGGTCTAATATCACCCGTACAATCTTCTACATAGGAGTTTCCGTAGGCTTTCACCGTTGCACTGCCGCAGGCTTCCACCGTTGCACTGCCGCAGGCTTCCACCGTTGCACTGCCGTAGGCTTCCACCGTTGCACTGCCGTAGGCTTTCACCGTTGCACTGTCGTAGGCTTTCACCGTTGCACTGTCGTAGGCTTTCACCGTTGCACTGTCGTAGGCTTTCACCGTTGCACTGCCGTAGGCTTTCACCGTTGCACTGCCGCAGGCTTCCACCGTTGCACTGTCGTAGGCTTTCACCGTTGCACTGCCGCAGGCAAATGAGGCAGTTCTAACCTCATGGGTATTCTTGGTATAAATACCGGCTTGCGATAATTCTTCTTCTGTGAAGTTATCTTCCAAATATTCAGCATCGACAATTTTTGCTTCTTCCAAAACCCAAAACCAATTTTCAGTAATGGCTTTTAGCAAGTCGGCTTTCGTGTTGCTTCTTAGCCCCATTGCGTAACCGGATTGGCATGCGTCAGCATTTTTGGCGCGAGTCAAGAGCTCTTCTTTTAATTTTTCAAATGTTTTCATGTTATCTATATTTTTAGTTAATTATTAATTGTAGTCGGTAATAGCATCCAATGGGTGACTTCGTATTTCAGAACTTCATCAGTTTCTGTTACCCATTCCCCATGACGACGAAGGCACAGACCTATTTTTCCCCATGATGTCAGCACTATCACCATTTCCTCATCCGCAGGTTGTTCGATTTTTATATCTATCCACCTGTTAGCGTCCGCCCATTGGGCACCCTCAATAAAACCAAGGCCGTAGGCGCTATTGACTATCTTTTGATTACGGGCAAACTGGGATAATCCGGGAGCTTGCTCCTTAGAATGGGCCGCTTCAATAATTTGGTTTCCTCTATCCATAATTGTTACGTTTTAGTTCTTTTGATAAACCGGGCTATCTTCACAGACCACCCGGCCAGATTCACACAAACAAATAAAACACTAATCAACTTTTACGCTTTGCACGGTCGCTGTTCTCTTTCAACCTATAGCTCGTGGCTCTTAATTCGGCTAGTCCCTTTAGGACGTTTCCCTTCTCCATAGCTTCGAGAATGTCAATTCTTCTGTAATAGATGCGGCCCTTAGGCTTCTTTATCAGGTTCCCGTCCTCATCTTCCGTTTCATCAACACCAAATTGATAATCCTGCAAAAGGCCACGTTTTACAAGAGAGGTTATTATATCCGCACTGAACTGCTTTTCAGCTTCAGCTTTTGACAAAACAATGCTCTTATCCCCAAGCAACGACTTGTACTCATTGATGGCTATCTTCAAACCAAGCTCTAATGCCGAACGCTGGGCATATGCTACTATCGGATCAAGTTCGAGTGCTCCCATAACTTTTACTTTAAATAGAAAGTCCCACGTTTCAAGCCTGATGTGGTGTTTGGCTTTACTCCGTGGGACTTATCATTGTTAATTACCCTAATACTCATGTAAATACATTACGAAAACACCACTAATCGAAATGCTTATCTTTTCTTGGTTTTTAAAAATGCTGTCACTATATTTGCCGGTGGAACAATTTTGGACAAACAAAATCACGGTTCATATCGTGACAGCCATTTTTATATCCAGATGAAAACGGTCTTTTGACGTTTACGGATGCAAAACTAACTCATTTGATGATACTAACAAACAAATGAGTTTAAAAGTTTTAATAATAGCAATAATTTAAAATGATTATAAACAACATCCATTCATAAAACACTATGATTAAAAGAATTAACCTACTAATTAAAAACAAAGCAAAATCTGTCAGGGAATTTGCTGCTATGATTGGAGTTCAGCAAAACACGCTCAACCAACAATTAATTGGCTCAAGAAAGGTGAGTCTTGAAACAATATCTGCCATTTTATCATCATTTGATGACATATCCGCTGAATGGTTATTGCGCGGCAAGGGAAATATGTATAACACGGAAAACAGCATACCCGATATTAAAACCGGCGACATGCAGAGTGTATATGAAACTGTTGTTAGAGATAAAGACGAACAGATAGAGAAGATGAAAGCTGAAATAAACCAGCTTATAGGAGAGAATAGCATTATGCGGGAACAACTCGGAATTGCTTCAAGAAAAATCTCCAACAAAAGTGCGTAATAATCAATTTCGATACAAGAAAAGTAGAAAGGTAACTTTATATCAACATGTTACCCTTATATAATAAAATATATGTTCAAAAATATCTTTTATTTTAAAACTTTTTTATCTTATATATTGTTTATTCGTTACTTGCGTTCAAAATAAATAATTAAAATCCATGAATGACACTGACGTTTTTAAATATATAGCCCGTATATCAGAGGCTTGCGGAAAAGAATGGATAAACTCGAACACGAAGTTGAGCTTTTGAAACATGAAGAACCTGCACCCTCTGAAGGCGGTTGTAAGATATACGATATAAACGACTTCAAAAAAGACAATCAATTAAAGCCAATACAAAAACTATCATTAAATAAGTTATGAAAAATATTATTGCAATAATATTATTACTATGCGCCACTCTGTCAAACGCTCAAGAAAAAGAAACACTAACCAATCAGTCTATTATAGATATGACAAACTTAGGATTTAGCGAGGACATTATTGTCGCAAAAATTAATACATCCAATTGCCTTTTTAATATTTCTATTGACAGCTTGAATTTCTTAAAACAAAAAGGGGTTGGCAATAATACCATTCTTGCTATGATGAATATTTGCAAGTTAAACCAAGAGAGCCAAAAATCCTTAGAAGAATCTATATCAGGCATATTCTATAAAGATAAAGGTGAATTAAAAAAAATTTATCCTACTGTCTTCTCCGGCAGTAAAACTAACACATTAGGAAGCGCTCTTACTTATGGAATAGCCAGTTCTAAAATAAAATCAACAATACCAGGACGCACATCTCGTGTAATCATTTCTCATACTCTTCCGGAATTTGTCTTTTTATTCAAGGACAACGCCAACAATGACTCATCAAATTGGATGTTTTCCACAGCCTCATCACCAAATCAATTTGTATTAGTAAAACTTACCCAAAAGAACAAGAGCAGAGAACTTGAAACAGGAAAAGTTAATCTTTACTCAGGAACTTCCGTCGGAGTACCTGAAGATGTAACTGTTCAATTTGACATAGAAATGGTTGACGAAACAGAATTTAAAGTAACTCCACGTCAAGTGTTAGATCCGGGCGAATATTGTTTTTTCTATCAAGGTGCCATACCTGTTGGTGGATATTCCAACCAGTCTATTTTTGATTTTTCTATTCCATCAAACGCTTTTTCTCCAGCAAAATATAAAAGAGGAGATGTTGTATATGTTAAGTCTAAAAATAGGGTAGAACGATACACAATTACCCATATCATCGTTGACGAAGATGGTATCTCATACGAAGGTGTAACCAATTATGGTAAAGCATGTGAATGGAGCGAATCTTCCTGCAGTATAAACAAGGCAGATTTACGAAAATAATCAAAATAACAAACTATCGCCAAATGACAACAACACATTACTATTATTGTCATTTGGCGATAATAATTAACCGGCGAACTTTTGCGCCCGTTGATTTTTAGTACAATCACTCCTTACCAAAGTGCAATCTTACCAACACTACCTAAATCAAGTGTAGCCGTAGCAATTCCTAACGCTCTGAAAACCCTTCCCATAGTAGGAATAGTTATACTATAACCTCTTTCCAGGCGTGAAATTTGGGATTTCTTTACCCCTATGCGCTCTCCCAATTCCTCTTGCGTCATATTCCGCTCTAATCTCGCTTTCTTGATAGCTTCACCTATGCGATAAGCGTGTACTGCTTCCTCTACCCTTTGCTCGAAATCATCGCGTTTCGGAGTCCCCTTTTTACCGTAGTGCTCATCTAATATAACTTCAAGCGGCCTAAGTTTTAATTCTTTCATATTATCTTTTGTTTTTATCTTTCATCTCAAAATATTGTTTCCGTATGGCTTCTGCCTTCCTTATCTCTTTCGAAGGTGTCTTTTGGGTTTTCTTGATTATTCCATGAGTAGCAATAACCAATATCTCCTCATCTTTATCCCAAAAAGCAAACAAGCGATAAGCTATTCTATTATACATAGTACGGAACTCCCAAATATTCGTATTATCGAGTTTTTTAAACAACTCCTTATTTCGTTCACCTTTCGCCACTCTATAGATATTATAATATATCTTCTCTTCTACACATTGAGGCATGCTCTTTATGAAGCTTGCGGCTTCATCAGTCAACACCAAACGGAATATTTCTTTTTCCATACTTACCTTACTTTGAGACAAAGATAAAAATAAGTTTCCAAAACACGAAACTTTACAAGGAATTTATATCAAAGGTAAAACCTATCACTTTCCTTACAACCCTCTCTATTACTGAATAATCTTCCTTTATGTAGCTATCCGTAACACTCTGCCGGGAAGAATGGTTCAAGCATACGGCTATATCGTCCTTTCCAAACCCACACTCATTGCGGGCAATGGTCGCAAATGAATGACGGGCGGAATAGAATTGAATATAATCTATACCTAAATCTGTGCATATCTTTTTCAATCCCCGGTGCACCGCTTTCGTCACATTTCTTGAATCCCCATACTTACCTACAGCATCGAAAATAGTCCTTCCGGTTCCATCGTCATACTTTTGGATTATATTCATAGCGAGAGGATGCACATACACAGAGATAAAAGCCTGGTCTTTCCGCCTACCCTTTGTTTTCTGGCGCTCGTATTCGATATGATTATCCTTTATCCGGCAATTAAACATATCGGCTACATTCATCCCGGCAAGCATGAAGGAGAGTATATATACGTCACGGGTGAACTGTATGTTTTCCTTCGTCGAAGAATATCCGTATATCTTCCTTATTACATCAACATCGACAGCTCTTTTCTTTGGTAACAAAACCTGCGGTATAGTGTAGGCTTTAAACGGGTTGTTGGAGATAACAATATCGCCTATCTCATAGTCGTTGAACTCTAACAGGGCTTTGTTAAATATGGATTGTATGATTCCCATGTAGGAATGAATACCGGTATCGTTAAGGGCTTTTTTCCTTATGTCTTTATATTCGCTTTTAGTGCCATGACGCTGTTTTATCCGGATCACCCTATCGGTCCGTAGCCAGGATTCATACTCGCGTAGAAAAGACGATGTAAGCCTATGAATACTCAACCCTTCCATTCCTTTATATGCCAAGAAGTGACACAAAGAGTTTATGCCGGTAGTTTTTATGGTGCGGGTTCCTTCATTAGGAATAGATTCTATTACCCTGCGGGCATACTTTATGAAATCAAAATCCCGATTTTCATTTCTTCTGCGTATCAGTTCCAGAATATCCTTTGACGTTTCACAAGCTATTACTGCGGAAGGGTTGGAATTTATTATTCTTCTGTATTCGCTTACTATCGCGTCTAATTCCCCTTTGATTGATTCGGAAGTAACTATTCCGGTGGAAGAACCCTTCTTGAACTTTACCATATCCGTATAAATCGGAGTTGACACATAGGAAGAGGTTCGATTATGAGAGATGCGGACCTTAGGATTATATGTACCATCATCTTTTTTATGGTGCTTCATCACCACCCATGCTACTGTTGCCATAATATCGTTGTATGTGTGAATTTGTTAACAAGCATTTTTCAGGGCTTTTCCCCAATGCCGTTATTTCGTAAAACATTTGTAAAACAAAGATAGAAAAAACAGGCAAAAACAGCATTATAAAGCCGAATTTTTAACTTTTACCCATTCTTATAATACACTGATTTACAACAAAATCACACCTACAACATATTATAAGCCTCATCTACTACCCAAATATAGGAAGTATGGGAAGCGAAATCTTACGTCATACTGTCATTCAGAGACGTGTAGCGGTAAGCTTATATAGGGGAGGGAGGC